CAGAGAGCCGCAGAGCGGTTCGCCGTAATGGTGCCGCAACAAGGTCGGCGGAAGAGACCTCAACACTCCGTAAGAAGTTGGCGGAAACGAATCTGTTCAACACGAAACTACTCTATTGCAATAAGCTCCTCCAAAACGAATCGCTCACAAAGCGCCAGAAGGCCGAAATTATTGAGCGCTTGGACGAAGCTAATAGTGAGAGAGAAGTTAAGCTTGTGTACGAAACACTCACCAAGACGTTAGCTGGTTCTTCGCGTCAAATGACAGAGGGCGCTACTCGCCGAGTTGTTGGTTCGTCCTCACAAGCAACGCGTCCAGCATCGACCGTTCTCAGCGAAGGCTACGAGGCGGATCGTTGGGCGAAGCTCGCAGGTTTGAAGTGATTCGTTAAATCAAAATTTTTAAGGAGAATAAGAAATGAAGACTTTTACACTTGAACACTTAGCGCAAGGCATCAAGGACAAGCATGTCGGTGCCGAGCGCGCTCGTCTCACAGAGAAGTGGGCCCGCACGGGTCTTCTTCGCGGTCTCGATGGACAACGCCGCGAGATGATGTCGCAACTTCTCGAAAACCAGGCTGCTCAGGTCCTCAAGGAGAGCAATGCTCTTTCGACCGGCGGCGGTAATCTCGTTGGTTCTGGTCAAATCCAAGGCTTCTCGAACATCGCATTTCCGATCGTTCGTAGAGTTTTCGGTGGCCTCGTTGCCAACGAGCTCGTGTCGATCCAGCCGATGAGCCTTCCCTCTGGTCTCATCTTCTACTTGGATTACACATACGGTACGAACCGTCCAGTCGATGGTTCTTCTGACAATGTCTATACGCGCGGTCAATCTCTCTACAGCAACCCAGCTGGTAAGGGAGTTCGTTCAGGCTCTCTCGCGACTGGTGGCATGTACGACCTCGTCGGCTCCGGTTACTCTCGTGTTACCGGTTCCTTCGTGGGTACGACATATGTAAATGACGCCGGGTCGGATTGGGCCGTCGGTGCATGGAACGGCGAATATGGCGACACCTGGAGCTCTGGTTTCGAAATTCGATCCGCCACCTCGTTCTCGGGTAGCAACGCTCGTTATGCTGATTTCGATTCACAAGTTGAGACTGCTCTCGCCAACGGCGACCTCGACCTCGCGTTCTGCATGGTGCCAATCTCTGGTTCTGCTTTCGCGCAAATGGACAAGTCTGCGGTTGAACAACTCGCTCTCTTCGGAAGCTCGGTTGTCGACAACGCGACTGCGTGGGGCGAGACCTACCAAGGTGGAACAGGCGTCCTCAACCTCCGTCGCCTCAACAAGCGTGGTAACTGGAACGGCTCGACGTTCACGCCTGACGCGCTCAACGGAAACCACGTCCTCACGGTTGTCAAGGGTGAAAACGGCGCACAGCTTTCGCTGGGTGAATCCGTCAGCGTATCCTTCGCGAAGTCGACGAGCCTCTCTGTCGACAGCGAGTCTGGTTCGACCGTTACAGTTCCGTCCTTCGAGTCGGACTTCGGCACAAGCCCGCAACCTGCGATCCCAGAGATCGACATTAAGATCGAGTCCATCGCAATCACAGCAGAGACCCGCAAGCTACGTGCTCGCTGGTCACCAGAACTCGCACAAGATCTCAACGCATACCACTCAATGGATGCAGAGGTTGAGCTTACCTCGATCCTTTCTGAGCAAATTGCTCTTGAGATCGATCGCGAGATTCTCAGCGACCTTGTTACACAAGCCAACGGCGCCAACTACTACTGGTCACGCGCTCCAGGCAAGTTCGTCAATAAGACAACTGGTGTAGCGATTCAACTCGCTTCGTCCCTCTCTATCGGCCCTGCATTCACCGGTACGGTCCGCGAGTGGTACGAGACGCTCATTGAGACGATCATCGACGTCGCCAACACCATCCATCGTAAGACCCTCCGCGGCTCTGCCAACTTCGTTGTGACAGGTCCGGACGTCGCAACGATCCTCGAGGCTTCTGTGCTCTACAAGCCAAAGTTCTCCATGGACGGCGAAGGACAGGTTGGTTCGCCATTCACCATCGGCGCTGAGTCGATCGGTACGCTCAGCAACCGCTTCACAGTCTATAAGGATCCTTATTTCTCGCGTAACAAGCTCCTTATCGGCTACAAGGGCGGCAGCTACCTCGAGACAGGCTACGTCTACGCTCCATACGTGCCACTCATCGTGACACCAACAATCTTCGCACCTGAAGATTTCACTCCTCGCAAGGGTGTGATGACTCGCTACGGCAAGAAGATGGTTCGCAGTGATTTCTACGGAACGGTGACTTGCTTAGACATGAACGTGATATAATAATCACAACAGATCATGTCTGATAGGAAAGGCCGCCGAAAGGTGGCCTTTCTTGTATTTACACACTGAATTTTTACAATTCTCAGTTGACCATGCATAGTTATAAACATGATCACTTGCAAAGAATGTGGAACCGAGTGTGCAGCTCAGAACGCACTTGGATATCATCTAAGAACACACGGAATATCTTACCCTGATTACATCGTCAAACACGAGCATGGAGGTGAGTGGCCGAAGTGTTGCTGCGGTGAGAAGCTCTCATATAAGAAGGGTGGTTTTCCCCGATTCTGTTCTAAGTCATGCGCCTCGAGCGGAACCAACAACGCCATGTCGGGTAGAACAGGAGAAAAATCTCCGAATTATGGTCTTAAAAGAACAGCATCCCAATTAGAGAATTATTCTAAGGGAGCAAAGAAGCGCTGGGTGATTCATGGTGAAAAGATTCGTGAGATGATGAAGACTGATGAATATAGAAAGTTGCATAGTGACGCACAAAAGTTGAGTTATGTCAAAAATCCCGATCTAAAGAGAATTAGATCAGAATCCGTCCATCGCTTCTGGGCTGAGTCACCCCTCGCACCCGTCCTCCGGCAAGAAGCCTCCGCTCGTGCCGTGCAGCTCTTGGCTGAGAACAAGCTCGGACCGCACGCTCCCTTCAAGCGTGAGACCCTGATCAGCCCGTGGACCGGCGAGGAGGAGCGCATGCACTCGTCTTGGGAGTCTGCGTTCTACCAGGCCTGCGTGTCTCGACAGTACCACGTCACCAAGAACCACGGCATCCAGATTCCCTACACCCACCCCGACGGAACTACCCGGACTTACATCCCTGATTTCTACGGATTTGAGGACCGCACCCTGTACGAGGTGAAGGGTCGCCACGACGCCGTGGACCAGGCCAAATGGGACGCCGCGAAGGCTTTTTGTGAGAAGCGCAATTGGTGGTTCGTGGTGATGCTCGCCCCGGAAAAAGCTTGATTTTTACAAGTCGCGTGTAACCATAATTTTAGATTAACTCCATCTGAACAGTTCTTTGAGAAGGTTCTTTAACGGGAATCTTCTTAGTTTCTAGAACGTGATTTACACAATTAGTTTTATTGATATAAGAAAACCATGGTGGTAAAATTACCGATTTTATCTAGAGTCTGTGGTGACTGCACAAAGTGTTGTGAAGGATGGTTGTCAGGCACAGTGCATGGATATAAAATGTACCGCGGCAATGGTTGTCACTTTTTAGAAAAGTCTTGTAAAATATACAACGAAAGACCTGAAAATCCTTGTAAAAGCTATGTTTGCGCATGGTTATCGGAAGACCTTCCAGGTTGGATGAAACCTAATTTATCCAATGTGATAATAACAAAAAGATTAATGCAGGTTCCTATGTCCGTTGGAATGAAAAAATTAGAATACTATGATGTAATTGAAGCAGGAAATATAATCAGTTCCCAAGTTCTTAATTGGTTGGTGCATTGGGCAATTGATAATGACATTAATCTTGCATATGAATTAGATGGAAAAGTGAACACGATCGGTGATCAACAATTTAAAAAACTATTCTTATGAAGCATCGACGTAAGCATGGCCAGTCAAAACTTTTAAAAGACAAATGTGAAATATGTGAGTATGCGCATGAAGCAGCACTTAATATTCATCATATCATTCCTCGCTGTGATCCACGTTGTACTAACAATAACAACAATCTTGCAATTGTATGCCATTCCTGTCACGACTTAATTCATGCAGGAGAAATTACAATCATAGGTGTTTATTCTTCGACAGGTGGAAGAAGACTTATGTGGTTCAAGCAAGGAGAAGAACCACCGCTAGAAAAAGAATTTTGGTTGATTAAAGAAAATCCGTATGTCCTACGGAAATCCCGTCGACCCACCATTGAGGAGGATCGCAATACCTCCAGGCAGCAAACCTAACCTTGTCGCCAAGATAGTAAGCCCTGTATGAAGAAACAACATCCTGTTTTACATATTTTGGATTCTTGATGGCTACAACAAATGGCGTTAAACCTTCATCGGGTATATTTTTTGGAATATTCTGAACACACCAAAGCGTGACTTCATGCCTCAAACTGACGACATTAATTGGCAAAAGCCTCTCGCGACCTGTGACGTTGATATTGCAGCGCCTCATGCAGTAACGAAAGCCGAAGCTGTTCGTAACAATGGCACAGTTCTTGTAGAACGTTGGCAAAAGTTGGCAGGACTTATTAAGTAATACCAACTTTAGTTGAATAGAAAGGTAGGCAGAAAACTGTTTCTTTTTTTATTTTGTGGTTTAACCATTTTATTTAATTTAAACTTTTTAAGTCAACCGCTTGCCACTAATTATAATGTGATGCAATGGGACCGACTTTAAAACCAACGGATGTAGGAGCTCACTTGTTTCGAGTCAAAGGAGAACTTGAAAATATGCTGAAATCCGTCCGTGTGTGGAGATCATCAGGAATTGATGGCAACGGAATTGTGCCGATTGAAGTATTGCCACTTGAAACAAGGCTTGAAAATTCTCTTAAAGAAATCAAAGAAATGATCAAATTAGTTTCCAGAATCAAATAGTCACGACGCAAGGCCGTATCTTTTCTCGAGACTCATGATAAAAAAACCTGGGCAATGGGTCTGTGGATGCAAAACTTTCGCAATTCTCAAGCCTGCAATATATTTAAACTCTGTTAGAGGAAAAATGAAGATTAA